TTTTACAGATGCCATGATTTCAGTATTTTTCTTTACTTGATTCTTGGCGGATGTTTCAATTCTATTTTCTATAGCCATAGACTTTTTCTCAAGGTTCTCAACCCACGCCCAAGAAGGAGACTTCTTGAGTATGGCTTTAATTGCATTGAGCTCTGACTCTAATTTAAGAACCTTGTCGCCTAGATTGAGTGATGTCTCTACTAGAGACTCTTTTTCCGATTTAGTGATAAACATTATTGCTCCTTAGAATGGGACATCGTCATCAAGACTTGCCAAGTCAACTGCTGGTTTAGAAACAGAACCGCCACCAAGCCTCTTGTACTCAGGGGATTCCTGAATCTTCTTCTTGAGACCGTCAGACAAAGCGTCAAACAATCCTCTGTCAAAGGCATCAGGCTCTAGGGAAACGCTAACAATCTTGTTAATCCCTTCTGGCAAACCGTTCTTTTTAATGGCTTGCGGTACAGGGGCAACAGTCTTTACATTGGCGTAGGTTTTTTGGTTCTTGTTGCTGGTTTCGTGGACGATAGTCAGCATGCACCATTTGTCTAGCAGAGCGGTTATATCGAACCCGTTGAGCTCCTCTAGGGTAAAGGGCTTATTGCGCCACGCCTCCAGCAAAGCACGCAATGTCGCCTTTTCTGACAAGGATAGGGTGTAGTTTCCAGAGACCATGAGGGGCTTACCGTCAGGGGTAGATAGCCCAAGACCGTTTTCGTCCTCTCCGTGGAGTTCCCAGCTAATCAGGATTTTGCGTAGAACATTGCCATATGAGTTCTGATGGCTACCCATATCTACGATGCGATAGCATCTTGCAAGGTGATTTCCAGATGGAGCCAGTTGAAAGTCGGTTCCGCCACTTGATGATGCGATGATAGCCATTATTGAATCTTTCCAAAGATATTGCCAAAGTCAGCAAAAACATCCGTAAGGACTTGCTGTGTGTGGCATGGTTGTTTTGATTTACCGCACTCGAATCGAATGATTTCTAAGTCTTCAGCGGTTGCTTGGTTTTTCTCTGCACGCTCCAGAGCCCGTTCTAAAAGGAACTCTCGCTCCCGTTCTGCGTGAAACACTTCTGCATCAGTCATAATTTTCTCCTTAACGACACCATGTCGTACTGAGAATATTAACATGATTTAAAATAATTGCACTAGTATTTACACCTATCAAAAAAAATATTTACATAAATCAAAATTAGGTTATATTCTTACTTCAAGGAGAGTACAAACATGTCACCATTTGATGCATTAAAGATTGAATTTGGAACGCTAACCCAGCTGGCGAGCTTACTGCGTATGAAGGAAACGGCTTTGTACCAGTGGGTCAAAAGGGGTCAAATCCCAATTAAGCATGTAAAGAGAATCGAACAATTGTCACAAGGAAGATTGACTGCCGAAATGTTGCGCCCTGACCTATTTGGGAAGTAATTATGCACTACTATCAACATAACATTGGTGACTATCGTAAAGATACTTCTCACCTTACTCTGTTAGAGCATGGTATTTATCGACAGCTTCTAGACAGTTATTATTTGGACGAATTGCCTTTATGCAATGACCTTGCAAAGCTTATGCGTTCGCATAGCGTTCGCAGTGCGGATGAACAGCAAGCGCTTCAAAATGTATTGACTGACTTCTTTGAGTTGACAGAAAGTGGTTACATACACAAGCGTTGTGATGAGATTATTGCTCAATACCATGGCAAATCAGCCAAGGCTAGAGCATCTGCAAATGCCCGTTGGGGCAATAAACATAAGGGTTCTAAGCGTAAGCAATCCGAAGGTAATGCGAACGCATTGCAAACGCAATCCGAAGGGAATGCTAACCATAAACCAATAACCAAGAACCATAAACCATCTGTAGGGAACGCAAAAATTGAGTTACCAGCTTGGCTACCAGAGAAAAATTGGCAGGAGTGGTTGGAATACCGTCGTAGTTCTAAGAAACCAATGTCTGATTTGGCAAAGACTAAATTCCTAAATCAACTACAGGCTTTTGTGAGCCAAGGCTATGACCCCATCAAGTTGCTGGATACAGCTATTGCCAGCTCTTGGACGACTGTCTATGCCAGAGAGGATGCTAAGAAGACCGCATCCACGGGCGCAAATCTAATGAAGGGGGTTACCTATGCTCGGACATAAGCAAATCATTAACCTTCGTAAGAACTTCCGTAAGCCCACAACGGTGTTTATCGAGATTGCCCCATACCCAGAGGTCAAATACCCCTATGAAGACCCTGAGAACGCCATTTTGATGAACCAGAGCCCTACGGTATATACGGGCGGTATAAGCCCAAAGAAGGCTGATTTGAGCTGGGTCAAAGGGCTAAAAATACAGCTTTTGGCTATGGATGCAAGTAATGAAGAGTTTGCTAAATGGTGGTGTGCGGTTGTTGATGCACAGCCATTTTTTTTAATCGGAATGGACGCAGATAACGAGGTCAACATATGGAGAGCGTAATTGAATTTGACGACATTAATTGGGAAGAGTACGAGCAAGGCACGCAGAATTCACGAAAAGTTAAGGAAAAATCCTATTACTCTGAGGAAGTGCGTAAGTACTTTGAAGGAGGTCTTATTGCTCGTGGCTCTCATTTACCTTGGGATACTCATGGTTTATTTGTCGGGTTACGCCCTTCCGAAGTATCTGTCTGGGCTGGGATTAACGGACATGGCAAAAGCCTTTTGCTCGGTCAATGTGTTCTGTCCTTAATCCAACAGGGTCAGAAGTGCTTGATTGCCAGCTTTGAGATGCGCCCAGAGATTACCTTAGCTCGTATGGCTAGGCAGGCTACGGGTATGCGTATACCCTCCCCACTCGCTCTACAAAGCTTTGACGATTGGAAGAAAGACCACCTTTACCTGCTTGACCACCACGGCATGATTAACACCGAATCCATGCTGGCTGTGTGCCGTTATGCCTCAGCTGAGCTGGGTGTCCAGCATATTGTGATTGATTCTTTAATGAAGTGCGTGAAAGGGGAGGATGACTTCAATGGTCAAAAAGATTTTGTTAATGCTTTATGTTCTATTGCTCAGGATACGGGTATGCATATCCATTTGGTGCATCACATGCGAAAGGGTTCTGACGAAAAGCACTTACCGGGCAAGTTTGACCTTAAGGGGTCGGGCTCTATTAGCGACCAAGTTGATAATGTGTTTATCGTCTGGCGTAACAAGGGTAAGGCGGTGGAACGACAGGAAACTGGGGCTACTGACGAAACGGTTGCGGATGCTTTCCTAATATGCGAGAAACAGCGTAATGGAGAGTGGGAAGGTCGTATGCCACTTTGGTTTGAGGGCGACAGCCAGCAGTATGTAGGGGAAATGCATGGAAAAATCCAGCTTTACTTACAGTGAAGAGTACAGGCATCAGTGCGAAGTTAGATTTATTTTGAACGAAAGACGATTGAGAGGAAAAGAATGGCTAAGACAATTTCTAAACCAACCAGCAGTACAAAAAAGAAGGTCAAAACTGGAGAAGGACATATTGGAGCAGTGGAGCAAAGGGAACAGGGGGGAGACCCCGAACCTGTGGTTGTAGAGGCTGTTCCTGAGACTCCATTGACCATCGATGAACTGCGAATTATCGGGGAGGATTACGCTCTGACACCCATGATTTATGGGGAAGAAGCCCCTAAAGCGCCCCATCCTACCGATGTATTGCCAGATGCAAAGCCAAATGACCAAGACATTACTGACCCTTTGCAGTTGTTTATTAACCGCTACCAACCTGGTGAGCTGGTCAGCAAGAACCACTTTCGTAACTTGTTATTAACCATTTTGAATGATTGGAAAAACCGTGCCTGATATGAGCGACTTTCAGAAGCAATTCCTAGCCAAAGGGGTTGGAAACCAGCTGTTTACACAAGAGGAGTTTGATAATGAACTTGCCTTGGCTAAGGCTGAAATCATGACCATGGCTATTGAAGCGTCCCGTACAGCAGTCATAATGGAGCGTGAGTATTGCGCCCAGCTGGTGGATAAGATGGCTGACGAAGAGGAGGAAGGGGAAACCTGCACCGCCATCCGTAATGTAGCTACTGCTATCCGTAACCGCATTCCTAGCCAAGTCAAGCAATGATACAAGTCACCTTGCCCTTTCCACCGTCCGTCAATACCTACTGGCGTACATTTAAAGGGCGCATGCTTATCTCAGCCAAAGGCAGGGAGTATCGGGAGGTGGTCGAGCAATTGTTCGGTTACTTGCCCATGGTTGAGCCAATAGAGGGTGCTGTATGCGTAGATATTCTGGCTTACCGCCCAGATAAAAGGCGCAGGGATTTGGACAATCTTTTCAAAGCGCCTTTAGATGCCCTCACCTACGCAGGCATCTGGAAGGATGACTCCCAGATAACCGACCTACGCATCCGCTGGGCTGACGAAATTGGCGGAATGCTCAAAGTCACCATAACTGAGAAGGAAAAATGAAAAAGTACCCACCAACAACGCCTGACAACATCAATCCCTACGAAGCCATGGACTTCCTGCGAGACAACGCTGGAGAGGCTGGTCGGCTTAAGGGTCAGGTGTATATCTTGACGGAAATGCGTAAGACCGTCAAAGCTAGGCTAATGAATCTGGCTATAGAGGCTAAGACAGAAGCTGCCAAGGAACGCTTTGCTGACTCACATGAGGAGCTGGAAAAGCACATAAACAAAACTGGGGAGGCTATCTCTGAATTTGAAACCCTCCGTTTATTAATCTCAGCGGCAGAAGCTAAGCTTGAAGCATGGCGCTCTCTGGAAGCCTCAGCCCGTAACGAAATAAGGTTATCCCAATGATTGATTACGCCCAAAGCATTATTGACATGCGTAGAGCTTTGCTCAAATTTGAAAACTTTGCTAACCGTGGTAAGTGGAATGAGGCTCAGACTGAGATGCTCAAGCTCAAGTCTTCGGTGACCGTCCTCCAGAAGATAGTCAAACAGCATGTACAGGAATGACAAGCTCCTACGGGCGGTAGCTAAGCTTCCCTGCATGCATTGTGGTCTGGAGGGCTCTACCCAATCCGCCCATAGTAACCAGCTCAGGGACGGCAAAGGGCGTGGGCTCAAGGCTCACGATTACCGTGTCTGCGCTTTGTGTTTTAGGTGTCATGCCGAGCTTGACCAAGGCAAGAAGCTGTCCAAAGAGGAACGGGTTGAGATGTGGGAGGAGGCGCACCGTAAGACCATAGGCAAGCTTTTTGAGGATGGCTGGCTGGAGGTGCAGTCTCACCCATATTAGGGTAAGTCCTAGGTACATTATTTGCACAACTGGATAATTTATGTTCTAATTGAATCACTGCAACGAGCAGTTAAATTTAAATAGGAGATTGAAATGTTAAGACTTGGAACTCAAACTGGTAGCGTTTTCAACCACATCGACAGCCGTTCTGTCCGTGGCGAGCCTGAGCCATTCGTTGGTATGGGCGCAACAGTTCTTCACTGGACTGACCGTTCTGCTGTTACTGTTGTTAAGATTGAGGTAATCCGTGGGGTTACTTATGTCACTACTCAAGACGACAATGCAAAGCGCAAAGACGCAAACGGTATGTCTGAATCTCAAGACTACGAGTATTCAGCCAACCCCAATGGTTGCCTCCGTGTATTCAAAAAACACCCAAAAACAGGTTTCTGGAAGTTTTGCGTGCTCAACCCAGAGACAGGTCGCTATGTCCAACAAAAACATGGCTCAGGTTTAAAGATTGGAGTGCGTGATGAGTATTACGATTACAGCTTCTAAAAGAGGGGGGAAACCCCCTAGAAAGGGTAAAATGACTACATTCACTACTGAGGATAGGGAGCGAGCCGAGCGCTTTACCCCATCCAATGTGCCTTATGACAATGGCAAGATTAAGATGGGTATTAATTACCAACCGCCCAAATATGTGGAGCAAGACTCAGATATGCTGATGATTCAGTCTTACCTGATTCAAGACCCTAAAATCTTGAACTTCCACTATTGGCTTAACCGTGCCTACATGGGCGTT